TGTTCCGCAGAATCTAAGGTTTTCTTCTGATAATCTTCCAAAACCAACAGAGAAGAAGCTATTACCGTTAAATATTCTTAGTTGTCCTGTAGATTCCTGTAACCAAAAAACACCAGTAGGTAGGTCAGATATATCTGGAGAAGCTTCTTGTATAAATCCAGTAGATAAGTTTGCCAGCTTATCCATTGTGATGGAGTCATTAGCTAAGAAATTTGTGCCAAATTGTCCAGTAGTAATTTTTGTTGTAGCTAAATCGGGAATATCACCTGCAACGAGGTCTGTTCCTGAAGTAACAAAACCTTGAGCAGATACCGTTACTTTTGGATATGTACCTGCTGTTACTCCACTGTTTGCTATAGATAGAACACCTGTTCCAGAAATAGCCAAAGGAGCAGAAGCAACTGGTATTGATACAGCACCAACAGCAGACGCAGTAGCAACAGGTAAATCACCTGCTGCTAAAGCAACCGTTGATGTTATTAATCCTTGATTGTTAAAAGTAATTCCTGATCTAGTCGCACCAGTAATAGTGTTGTCGATTGATAATGCACCTGCTGCGGTAACAGCCAAACCACCTGCTGCTGGTACGCTTACACCACCAACTGCTGACGCTGTGGCTTCTGGTATATCACTTGCAATTAACGCTGCTGTAGATGTTATAAGTCCTTGATTATTATATGTAATACCATTTCTTGCAGATGCACCACCTGTAACTGCATTATTAATTCCTAAATTACCTGATGCTACATTTAATGACCTATCAATATTAGATGTATTTAATTTAGCTGCTGTTATAGTCCCATCTGTTATTTTTGTACCTGCAATACCTGATGCTATCTTTGCGTCAGTAACAGCAGTAGCTGCAATAGCAGCCGTATCAACAGCATTATCAGCTAATTCACTAGAACCAACTGCATTAGCAGCAATTTGTGTGGCAGTAATAGTATCATCAGCAATTTTGGCAGCAGTAACAGCATTATTAGCTAACTTTCCTGTAGTAATATTTAAATCTGTAATTTTTGCAGTTGTTACAGCATTAGCTGTCAAAGCTGCGGTATCTACTGCGTTATCAGCCAATTCAGACGATCCAATAGCATTGGCAGCAATATTACCAGCAGTAATTGTGTCTGTTGCTATTTTTGCACCTGTAACAGCAGTATTGGCGATGGCAGCAGTATCTACTGCATTATCTGCTAATTCATTTGCAGTTACAGCATTATTAGCAATTTGAGTAGCAGTAACAGAAGCAGAAGTCAGTTTGGCTCCAGGTATATCTCCATCACTAAAGTTTGTTTTTACAAAAGTAACAGCACTATCAGCTATCTTTGCAGTCGTTACAGATGTTGCTGCCAGTTTGTCTGTTGTTACATTTAAATTTGTTATTGCTGCTGTATCTACAGCATTATCTGCAAGCTCACTGGAAGTAATAGCATTTGCTGCTATCTGTGTAGCTGTGATCGTATCATTTACTAACTTCGCACCAGTTATTGTTGTATCTGTAATTTTTGCATTGGTAACAGCGTTATCAGCAAGAGTTGCAGTAACAATTTGCCCTACAGATAAAGGATAACTAAGTGCTGTAGCTGGTATAGACGCATTATCTACTAATCCAAAAGCACCTTGTACTAAGTTCTTTGCAGTTATTTTTTTCGTTTCTGTTGCACTAACATCAGCAACCGCAATCGGATCTGTTGCTTGCAGTTGGGCTGAACCTAATTCTGGTAATTGTGTAATCTGTAGATCAGCCATGTCAAGTCACTTTTAAGTACATCATAAATCTTATTTTAAGGATCTTCAAGTAAAATACCATCTCCATCCTCTTGCAATATCTTATCACTACTTTCTAATAACAAGAATGAAGGTGGTACTCCATTATGTAATTTAATTTCACCATTAGTTATAAACTCTATTCGTGCTTCTACTAAACCACTTGCAGGTACATTAACCGCTACATTAGTAACAACGCACATTGATTGATACCATACGCTATTTGTAGTTGCACTTGGATCGTGATAAACATAAAATCTTCCTTCAAAATCTGCTCCCTGTTGCATCCGTACCAATAATTGACTTAGATAAACAGGAAACTCAGGACTAGCAAAGCCAGGTGTATCATTTTGAAAATTTCTATGTTGCCATATTGTTTGTATCGTTCCCTGTCCTGATATAAGACCGTTTTCATATTGCCTTCTAAATTCTTCACCTAAATTAGTAACATCAACAGTATCTCTAGTTGTTGTAATTTCAAACTCAGTAATCTTTGCAAGCGGTCTAAATCTAGTATTTCTGGTACGTATTAATATATTTTTTGTAGAAGATGGTGCTGTTAATGTAAGTGCATTTGTAACTTCACCAGCTAAAGCAGCAGCAAAAGTGTTATATAACTTAATTCCACCCATGTCATCAATATGAATATATTTACGAAGATCAGGAAAACTATGGCCAGACAACAATTCTAAATTACTTCCATCAACTGTTTCTATTTCAACTTGATCTCCTGTAATTAATGATCCATTAACATTTTCAACAGAGAATCTTTTTTTTGTTGTATTAACATCAGCAGGGTCTAAAGATGTTCCTATTTGAGAATTTAAGGCATCACGTTTTAACTCAATAAAACCAGTTGATCCAAAATAAATAGACATTTATAAAGCAAGGCCAGTAGGTGCTCCATTTACTTCAAAGCTAATATCTGCTGCTGTGACTTCTCCTACTGCACTTGTAATACTAAAACTTGTTGGTATCGCTTGAAATTCAATAAATCTACCAGCAGTAGATCCATCTTTTATTCTCAACTTAAATGTCATGGCAGTGCTTTCTGCATTAACACCATCACCTGCACTACTACCAGTTTTTATGATATTACTTATTAAAGTACTAAGTTGACCAGCACCGCCTCCAGCTACATCTTGATAATAGTAAACACTAGCACTACCTGTATAACTTCTAGTACCATGAATAATTGTTCTATCAGTATCTTCTAAAGAAACAGTCTCAAGAACTGCTTGGTTAAATGAAAATGAAAATGATCTGACTTTAGCAACTTTCGTTCCATCTATCAGTAATTCGCCTTCTTTACCAGAATAAAAGCCAGCCATTGTTTTAGTTTAATTTTAAATACATTCTAATCCCCATCGAGGCAAGCGACAAATTTACATTGAACATTTGACCTGCCAGGTCTGACACTTGTAACAGTAGGAGGACCATCAAATCTATATCTTAATAAAGTATTTCCAGATATATCTCTTTGTGCCATTTTATCTCGTAAAGTACTTGTTAAGGTAGGAGGCGCAGCTATACCAGCTAGAGTACTCGTACTTGAAAAATTTATATAATTGTACGTACTATTAACTTCTTCATATTTTTCTAAAATTTCATTAGCTTGAGAGTCTGGAATATTTGTAAATCCTAAAGTTAATCTTGCATCTACTTTTTTATTTCCGTACCTAATTACACTTTTTGCACCATTCTGTGCAACAAATTCTACTTGTGGGTATTTTCCAGGGGTATATGACCTAGAAGAAGGTGTTATATTTGGAAAATCTATTAAATTTGCCATTACACAACTGTAAAATCATCAGAATTATAATTTATTGTAGCAAGAGTTCCATCAGATAAAAGAGGTGCATGACTTCCTGATACTTCTATTAACCCTTCATCTGTATATGTAATAGATTCAGTTTTATATAGCCTATTAGATTCGCTTGTTTGTTTTACTGTAAAAACTGATCCATATAAATTAGCATCGCTTGTTTTACCATTTACAACATTCAAAACCGCTTCTCCAACAAACTCTGTTCCTGGTTTCCAATGATAAATATTTACATTATTCAAACTATTATTACCAACACTCTGTACAACTCCATCAGGTGAAATAACACCATTTTCAAATCTACTGGTATGAGTAGCTTCGGAAATAAATCTTATATAATCACCTGGTTTTAAACCTAATGCAGCTTGAGGAGTAGTCTCAAACTTTATGCCATGATCTACTTTTTTTCTTATCATTAATGCTTGTTCTAAAAATTCTTCTGCGTGAGATTGACTTGTACAAAAATCAGACATATCAAATACTTCCACTGGTAATCTTTCTATCTGTTCTGACGTAATAAACTCATCTTCAGCAACTGCTTTAGTAAGTGATTCAGTTTCAGAAAATCCATTTGGTACTTCTTTTCTGTAGTAAACTGTGCCTATAAAGTTTTGACGTTCTTCAGGTGATAAAAAGCTTACTTTTAAATTTCTTGTATTTCCATCAGTAAATAATGCTCTAACTATTGGCTTTTGTTCCCTGCGTATTTCAAAACTATCAGGATCAAATGGAACAGAAGGAAATAGCGAAAACTTACCACCAAGAATTGTAAAATCTAACAAATTAAATATTGCGTTTTGATATATAAATTCTCTTACATTTTGTTTATCAGTGATAACACCATCCCAATAAAATGAATTAGCTTCGCAGAATTTAGCAGCAATAGTCATTCTATCTTTATCAATAGAACTTACACCAATAGAATTTGCAAGACCAAATCTTTTGTCTGTTAATAAAGCATATACAATTTCAGGAAATAAATTTGTTGCACCAGTTGAATCATCTATTAGTCTCTCAACCTTGATACCTTCTTTTATATATACAGAAAATTGAGAAAAACTATTCCATTCTTTTGAACTGCTTAGACGTAAAGCAACATTAGCAATGCCAACATTATTTACAGCATATTCTGGTGGAGCACCTAAACTACTTTGCTCGTTTACGTAAACAATTTCATGTTCTGGTCCGTCTAAATGGCTACTACGCTCTGAATCATATTGATAATAGTCGTTTATAGCATCGAAAGGATTTAAATTTTTACCTTCAGGCCAAGGTTCTGTTACAAATTCACTAAAATCAGTAACTAAATCAATACCATTTTGACCAGGAAAATCACCTGTAGCTGGAATGTTTATTGTGTCACTATCTAAATAACCGCTTCCTCTTTCACTAATTTCCCACTGAGCAGCAGCATATTGGTTATTTTTTGGATCTAGATAAACTTTAATATTTACTTTTAATCCAGAACCACTACCACCTGTTGTTGAAATATTTTCATGTACTACAGGTTCTACATCAGCAGTTAACATTTCATATTTAATAATTCCATAATATTCACCTCTTT